CTTAGGGTGCCATAGCTGTGTCACATTTAATAAATGCCATAGCTGTGTCACATTATCGGTCTCGCTCGAAGATCATTTGGTAACGATTTCCGCCGCGCTTTTTGCGAACAACCCGCAGGTATTTTTTTCCTAGCGCCGGCTTTACGACGACCCCATCCTTCACCTTCGGCTTGTCCTCGCCGGACAATACATCAATCGCGCGCAGCACGGTTCGAGCGCTGGCGCCGACATCTTCGGCTATCTTCGGAATGCCTGGCCATGCGTCTTCGGTCGCGTGATTTATTCGCAAGGCGATGGCGACGCCTATGAGCCTGTGAAGCGGCTCAAGGTCACGATCCCTCATAACCTCTCGCATCCATTCGCGCCGATCCTGCGCGAAATCGATTAGTTGGCGTTCTGCCCAATGCTCTTTGCTGCCGTTTGGTTTTTTCATACGGCGATATTTAATCGGTTTTTTTACCGCCGTCTATTGCCAATCGGTTTTTTTACCGCTATAACTCTCTTCATCAAACGAGCACGAAGAAGCCCCGGCCGATCTGCTCAAGACCACGATGAGGACGAAGACATGGCACTCCAGAAAAAGCACCTGATCGAAGTCCTCGGCTCTGACGGCCGCAGCGAATACTTCACCGGCTGGAACGATCTCGATGAGCTGACCGGCCCGGAGTTCTCGTCTGATCGCGACTACGCGACGAAGTACGATCTCACCTTCCACCGCGACGAAGTCCTCACCGACTACGAGCGCCTTTGCGAGATGGGGTTTGACGCGTCGATCGAGACCATCAGCTTCTTCGCCCCTGACTGGCGCCCCAGCGAGAGCGCGAGGCTTGAGGCTCACTTTTCAATCGCAGCAGAATAGCCGGCTCAACCGCAATAATTTCAAAGGATACCAAAATGACCGAAGAAGATCTCAAGAAATTTCTGGACGCCAACAAGGCCGAGATCCAGCTCCAGGTAAAACAGCGTCTCATCGACGGCCTGCTTGCCAACCACTCTTGGACGATGCGCGAACAGATCGGCGACGTCGTCGCCGCCTTCATGAGAGACGAGATCATGCCTGAGGTGAAGGCATATCTGGTTTCGGAGAAAAGCTCGATCCTCGAAGCCGCCGTCAAGGGCGCAGCCGAGATTGGCGACATGCTTTCGAAGCAGCTCGTCGCTCAAGCCGCGAAGAACCTCGACGGTAAGAGCGGCTACCAGTTCCGGGCCATCGCTAAGGCGATTTTCGAATAACCGGCTCCGGTCAATCAACTCAACCATGTGCAGGTAGGACGATGAGCAAGGCGCAAGTTTCCAACGAATGGATGAAGATTGCCGCCCAGATGATTGAGGCAAAATCGGCCAGCGTAGACAGCACTAGCACACCTGATGAAGTTAAGGCGATGGCTTGGCTGTTCGATAACGGCGTCTTCTACCTTAGCGATGATGGAATGTCCGAGTTCAAGGACGCGCTTCTTTCGCGCTACGCCGAGTTGTCCGCCCTCCCCACCCATCCCCAGACTACGAGGTAACGAAGATGGCAGAGTTTCACGTACATGCCGCGATAACCCCAGGCGATCTGGATGCGGCTATGAAGTTCATCCAGAAACGCGCTCGCCGTCGCAAAGACGCGGCTGAAGGTGTTTGTGCGGCATTGTTCGCATGCGTTTATGCGACAGCCGAGGGCCTGCTTGATTGCGGCCTTCCAGCAGACCAGATAAAGCGCCTTCTCGATCAGCAGACCCATCAGGTGATGTTCCAGCTTATGGCTGCGGAAGGCCGTGCCGAGGGCAGATCATGACCGGCCGCGACCAATCTCTCCTCGATGCATACGAGGAAAAGCTGGCGATCTCCAGATCCACCCTCATCAAGGCCCAGCGGGAAACCGCGTATTGGGAGCGGGCAATTGCTGATCTCAAGCGCGAGACGGCTCACGACTACCGCGGCGAACCACCTGCACTCCGGTCGGCCATCGTCGTCGGCCTTCAGGCTGCGGAGTAGGAGGCGGGGATGAGCGACATTCAAACACGTCTCGCCGCCATCAACGAAAAGATGCAGGCAGAGCATGCCAAGGCTTACGACGCCGTGGGTAAGGCCATCGTCGTCATTTGGATGTTCGTGGCCGTCTTCTTTGGGCTCGCCTTGGCTGAGACGCAGATTAAGGCAACCGATCTAAAGTGCCATGAGGCTTGCTATGTCGTCCGCTGAATTTCGCGATCGCGCCCTTACGGCTTTTGCCAGCGCCGAAGATTACCGGCTCGAGGCCAAGACATCAAACCCGGAACGCGCTGCCCTGCTTTTGAAATGGGCAGCACAGCGAGAAGAGGACGGCTGGTTCTATCTCTCTCGCGCTGAGATCCACGAAGATTTCCACCGCCGGCATTCGCCGAAGCAGGAGGCAGCATAATGACTTATCTGTATCTCGACATCGAAACGATACCAGCCCAGACCGAAGCGGCAAAGCAGAAAATCGCTGCGTCCGTGAAAGCCCCCGGCAACCTCAAAAAGGCCGATAGCATCGCGACCTGGGAAAAAGAGAGCCGGCCGGCCGCCGTCGAGGAGGCTATTTCTCGTAGCGGTCTGAACGGCGCCTTCGGGCACATCTGCTGCATCGGCTATGCCTTCGACGAGGAGAAGGCGAAGAGCCTTTCATGGCCGCTCGACTTCTCCGACGAACGTTCGCTGCTTTCGGATTTTGCCGAGACCATGAGCGCGCAGAACCGTATCCCGACGATCATCGGCCACAACGTCGCCAACTTCGATATCCGTTTCATCTGGCAGCGCGCCATGGTCCTCGGCGTTCGTATGCCTTCATGGTTCCCGAAAGACCCGAAGCCGTGGAGCAACGACGTGTTCGACACCATGGCGGCTTGGGCCGGCGCTCGGGACACCATCAGCATGAGCAATCTGTGCGATGCCCTCGGGCTTCCCGGCAAGGATGACATTGACGGCTCCATGGTTGGCGAGCTGTTCGCCAAGGGGGAATTCGAGCGCATCGACTCCTATTGCCGAGCCGATATCGAGCGCACCCGCGCCATTCACCGCCGCATGCTTGTTGCATTTGGGGAGGCTGCATAAATGACCGAGAATACAGCACTTTGGGATAAACTGGGCCGCACTGATCCAGCCCACACCAAGAAGTTCAAGCGTGCCGGCGGCTTCGAAGGCACCGCTATCAAGCCTATGTGGTCGTATCGACGGCTTACGGAAGAGTTCGGGCCGTGCGGCGTCGGCTGGGGCGTCGAGAAGCCTGAGTATACCGTCGTTCCCGGCAACAATGGCGAAGTTCTGGTATATTGCACCGTTTCCGGCTGGTACATCGAAGGCGGGGAGAAGCGCTCTGTGTGGGGCGTCGGCGGCGACAAGGTCGTCACCTACATCAAGGCCAACGAGCAATACAAGCGTCCTGAGCGCTGGGAAAATGACGACGAAGCTTTTAAGAAGGCTTTCACGGACGGCCTGACTAACGCGTTCAAATTCATCGGCGTCGGCGCCGACGTGCATATGGGCATGTTCGACGATAACAAGTACGTCAACACCGTCGCCAAGGAGTTCGAGGAAGACAAGAAGGCTGGGGTAAATGCCAAGCAGAGCGCGGATGCTCCGAAGCCAATATCGGCGGCAGAGCAAAAGCGCCAGTTGGCGGCGATCGATGACGACTTGCTTGACGCTCACTCCGAAGTCGATGTCAAGCGCCTGGTCGATATCTGGGCGACGATTGCCGAGCGCGACGGGTGGTCAGCCGAATACTGGAACGAAGCCCGCCGGCGGTTCGCAGCTAAGCGCGCGTCGTTTCCCAAGCCGGTCACCGATGCCGAAGCCATGCAACACCCGATGAATGCGTGAGGCGGCGATGGCGAAGAAGTCTTCCGAAGCCCCTCCCTGCTACGTCATCCGCGACGGCGACCGCCTGATCGGGGAGATGGAAATGGATCGTGAAATGATCCGCCAGTTCCCCGCCGGCCAGCGTATCGCCGTTGAACTTTCGACCGGCCGTTACCCTCCGCGCCTACGGTTCTATCGCGCCTTTCTCAACGAGGTAGTGAAAGCGACTGGGGCGGCCCCGAATGCTGACATTCTACACGAGGCCGTCAAGCTGGGATCTGGGTTCACCCATGACGTAAAGTTTCGCGGACACGTGATCAAGGTACCAGCATCCATTGCGTTCAAAAATATGGATGAACCGACGTTCACGGTTTTCCTCAACGCTGCGCTGGCGTTCATCGCTTCCGAATACGGCATCACCCCCGAGGACGTGGAGAGAGCAGCATGACCGACGCGACCAGACAGCACTTGATCCGCTACCCCCACGCCCGCACCTCCACCGTTGTCTACCTCCAAAAGCGGGAGGAAATGACGGAAAGGCTGCGGCAGGAACTCGGCATGCAGAAGGCACGCAAGCCGTGGTGGAGGCGCCTGTTCTCAAAGGGAGGCTCGGATGGAAGAGGATGACGAATACGATATCTGGGATTACGAGTCCGAAGATTTAGATTGTTGGCACGAAGGATATGACGCCGACATTCTGACGGGCGAGGCTTGGTGCTGGAGATGCCAGCACAAGTGGATCATGACCCACGAAGAGATCACCCGCGAGATCGAGCATCAAGCCGAATACATGGCTGAGTTCGAGTGCGAGGAGGCCACCAATGGCTAACCGCCGCGAGTTCACCAAGGAGACGAAGCGCCACGCCCTGAAGCGGTCCGGGCTGCTGTGTGAGGCCGTAGGGGCTATGTACGGCCACCCTGCCGGCCATCGCTGCAATGCGCCGCTATCTGCCGGTGTCCAGTACGATCACATCGTCTTGGATGCCAACTCCAAGGATAACAGCCTGGAGAATTGTGCGGCGGTCTGCATACCGTGCCATCGCTGGAAAACCGCAAATCACGACACGCCCATGGCTGCGAAGACCGTCCGCATGCAGGACAAGGCGCGGAACATTCGGACAGCCCCGGCCAAGAAGATCCCCGGTCGCGGCTTCCCCAAATCTCTGAAATCTCTCTCACGAGAGCCCAAAAAGACTTTAGCGCCAAGGCCCCTTTATACGGAGTCTAAGTAATGGCCAATTGTTCAATTGAAGGATGCGAGAATAATCTGCACGTCAGGGGCATGTGTCGAGCGCACTACCGGCGATGGTACAAATATGGCAACCCTAATGCCGGGAGCACGGGGAAGGGAGTAATCAATAATTGGATCATCAACGTCGCCCTTCCCTACGAAGGTGACGAATGTTTGAAATGGCCCTTTGCAAAGACTGGGGGTGGGTACACGTGCCTATACCATAATGGGAAAAATATAGTTGCTACTAGATATGTTTGCGAACTGGTGAACGGGCCTCCACCGACTCCCGAACACGAAGCCGCGCACTCTTGCGGCAAAGGCCATGAAGCCTGCATTGCGCCGAAACACTTGAGATGGGCGACTTCATCCGAAAATCAGCTGGAGCGCGCCATCCACGGAACCGATAGCCGTGGCACTCGCAGTGCGACTGCAAAACTCACAGAGCAAGACGTTCTGGATATCAGATGCTTGCGAGGGAAAGTTCAGAATAAGGATCTGGCAGAAAAGTATGCCGTTTCTGAGTCGCATATTTCGGCAATTCAGCGCGGGAATGCATGGGCATGGCTGAATGACGAAGCAGCAAAGCGCCAGGCTAAGATTCCATTGCCGCCACGCAAGCTTTTCGCGCCGGCCGCCATCATCAACCAGCATACGGACGGGAAGCCATGACCCACTACGCAACCTGCTTCAACTGTGTGAACGACAGATATACCTGCCCGCGCCATCTAGCGCTGCGGGACGCCCTGAAGGGAAGAGGCGTTTACACCGTCAAATTCAAATGCCCCGAGCGCCGCGCCTACTTCGCGCCGGGCCAGCGCGTGGCTTTCGATTGGAAGTCGTTCGAATCTGACGAATACGACACATCCGTGCTGCATCTGACGTTCACCGGCACCGTTATCCGCGAGAAAGGCACCAAGTTCATCGTCCAAGTCGACGGTGGCAAGGACATCTCTGGCGAGGAAATGGACGCCTCCGACGTCTTCACGAAAAACGACCAGCTTCTGATCAAGGTGCGCCCTGCCGACATGCGGCCGCTCAATGAGCCGACGCGGGCTGTTTGCCAGGCCTGCTACCACGTCGAAGGCAACGCTGAAAGCCGCTGTTACCAGAACGGGACTGATTGGGTTCCGACCGGCTGCGTGCTGCCTTACGGTTCGAAGAAATCACCCCGCGATGAAGAGGTGATGTTCTAATGACCATTCGCCCCATTTTTGCTTGGTACGATCTCTGGATCGGAGCTTTCTGGGATAGCCGGAAACGCAAGCTCTATATCTTCCCGATCCCATGCTTCGGCCTTGTCATCACTCTTCAGGCCAAGGAGCCCACACCATGACGACTGCCCTCCTCCCGTGCCCTTTCTGCGGCGGCGAAGCCTCGATGGTCAGAAACCCGCACAGGTATTACGTCCGGTGCTTAGAGTGCAGCCAGCAGTTCGAGTTGGGGACCGAGCAAGAAGCTTGTGATGCATGGAACCGTCGCGCCCTCGCCCCGCAGGCCGGTGATAATGCGGAGGAGCCGGTGGCGCCGATCGTCAATATAACAACCGGCATGCGGGAATTGCGGGCGTCATTGATCGCCAGAACCGTTCGCCAGTCGCTTCGGAACTACGGTCACAAGAGCGCGGAAAGCACTTTGCCAGAGTGCATTGCTGTGGATGTGGAGCGCGCCCTTGTTGCTGACGAAAAGCTATGGAGCGCGCCTCAGAATGCCCCTGCTTTGGAAGACAAGGGAGGGGATGCATGAGCAGCCCATATCTCATCGCCGGCCCAGCGCTTATCTCGTTCTCTGGTGGTCGCACCTCGGCATACATGCTCTATCAGATTTTGCAGGCCCACGGCGGCAAGCTGCCTGACGACGTGATCGTTGCTTTCGCCAACACTGGAAAGGAGCGAGAGGAAACCCTTCGGTTCGTTCATGAGTGCGCGGTCCGTTGGGATGTTCGCATTCGGTGGGTTGAGTGGCGTCCTGACCGCAAGGAATCCAAATACGCGGCTTTTGAGGAAGTCGGGTTCAACAGCGCGAGCCGAAACGGAGAACCGTTCAAGGCGCTGATCGACATCAAAAAGCGGATGCCGAACACTTTTCAGCGCTGGTGCACGACGTTCCTTAAGATCTACGCGAAAGACGCTCTGATGAGGGCTGAGCTAGGGCTTGAGCCTGGACAATACACCGAAGTCATTGGTCTCCGTTATGATGAGGGCCTGCGTATCTTTAAGGGAATGGACAAGGCCAACGCCGATGGCAGACGCGTCTCCTACCCTCTATCCAAAGACCAGCGCGTAAAGGGCGACATCCTTGATTTTTGGTGGGGAATAGCTCGCCAGCGCCATAACAGTTTCATGCCGCGCGGATTTGATCTCGATCTTGACCCGTGGGAAGGCAACTGTGATCTTTGTTTTCAAAAAGGAAAAGGCATCCGAAAGCGGCTCATTCGCGACAATCCTCAAGTCGCGGCATGGTGGAACGAGCGAGAAACCGACCATGATGGCTGGTTCGACAGCCGTGATCGCGTTGCCCAGCTCGTTGAGCAGGTACGAACCAACCCGACCCTTTTCGATGACGCCGACGACATGGAATACGACGTCGAATGCGGCTCCCATTGCGCGACAGGAGAAGCAGCATGACCGACATCACCACCCGCCTCCTCTCCATGTCCGAAGCCATGTACATGGACCGAGACCACGATGAAATCGATGCGCTGTTGCTGGAAGCAAAGGG